TTGGATGTGAATGCCCAGCAGCGGAGTTTAGACGCTTTCAAGAATGTAAACATGTTAAACGATTAAAACAAAAATTATGCATATAGAAAGACAAATATTAAAGCAAGCGTGGTTCAATATGGACCACTCTAAGACACCTGTTAAAAAACAAGTGATAGTAGAAATGGATAAATATCCTGGAAGGGAAGGTCAAGGTACTATACAGATACTAAGCGAAGGCCCAGATGGGTATTCCTCATTTAAAACTCATCAAGAAAAGCCAATGGAATATGCCAAGAATAGAACAGAGTATATCTCAGGTGGTTACGAGCTAGTAATAAAAGACTAGTATCAGGCCCGGTCGTCTAGTGGTTAGGACGCATGGTTTTCATCCATGTAACCGGAGTTCGATTCTCCGTCGGGCTACAACGGCTCCGTAGTTCAATTGGATAGAATGTCAGATTTCGGCTCTGATGGTTGGGGGTTCGAATCCCTCCGGAGTCACAAAAATAAAAAAATATGGAAATAATAGCATTAATAGTTTTAATTGGTTTAGGTTACTGGATCATAAAAATACCTTACGAGATAATTAAATTTATTTTAGGGATAAGTTGGTTGCTACTAATAACTTTCGTATATTATATTATAAATAAAAATAAAAGTTATGAATAAATTACTAGTAGGTATAGGGTTGTTCTTTTTTGGACAAGCATTAATATGGTTTCAAACCAACGGGCAGTTTTTATGGCCATGGGCAAAAGAGCACCCTTTTTGGATGGCGTTACTATTTTCAATGCCAATATCATACGGATTCATATATGCAACAACATATGTAGTAGAAGCGTTTGACGGTTCACTTTGGCCAGGTAGATTTATTGGATTCGGTACTGGTATGATAGTATTTAGTATATTAACATACGCTTTTATGGGAGAAGGTATAACTTCTAAAACATTAATATCTTTAATTTTAGCAACTGCCCTAGTTGCTATTCAAATACTCTGGAAATGATAAAAAAAGCACCTAAAAGACCTAAAGGCGGTAAACGTTCACCATTTTACTGGTGGAGAAGATTCCGTTCACATAAATCACTACCATATAATAAAGGGTTAATAGATAAAATCCGTAATGGTGATTTTGAGTACCCAGTATTATTTGAGCAAGCTGATTGGGAGCTTCAATGGATGCAAAAGGATCTAGATAAATTTATAGCAGAATATAAAGGTACTCAAGATCCTAAAACAGATAGTTTGTATAGAGATATACAGAAGAGGTATAGAAAGCGTTATAATTTATTACGTGAAGATGGTGATAAAGTAGAGCGAGATAGACTTTCAAGACTAGTAGAATTGCTATCTAAAAAGTTTTCTATACACAAAGATAATATAATAGAGTGGATGGAAACATTTGATAACACAACAGAAGAATTTTATAACTTCTGTGCAAAACATAAGAATATGAACGCTGACACAGTAAAGTTTTTAGATAAACAGTTGCAGTAACGATAAAAAGTTCGTATATTTAGTATAAATAAGATGTTAGTAGTCTACTTATTATAGTAATAAATAACAACTAACTTAAACAATAACAATAATAATTAATAACTAAAAGAGGAAAATTATGGCATTAGACTTAGATGCAATCCGCAAGAGGCTTTCGGGCTTACAAAACCAAACAGGTAAACAAAACAACCTTTGGAAACCAGAACCAGGTAAACAAACAATCAGAATCGTACCTTATCAATTCAACAAAGATAACCCATTTATTGAGTTATTCTTTCATTATGGATTAAATGGTAAGACATTCATGTCCCCAGTAACACATGGTGAAGCAGATCCAGTAGTAGAATTCGCTGAAAAGCTTAAAGCTACAGGTAACAGAGATGACTGGCAAATGTCAAGAAAACTTGAACCGAAAATGAGAACCTATGTACCAGTTATCGTGAGAGGGCAGGAATCAGAAGGTGTGAAATTATGGGGCTTTGGTAAAACAGTTTACCAAGAACTATTAAGCTTTATCGCAGATCCTGATTATGGTGATATTACCGACTTGAATGCAGGTAGAGATGTTACAGTAGAATTTATGACTGCTGCAGAGCTTGGTAAACAATATCCACAAACTACGATTAGAATTAAACCTAATCAAACTCCAGCTACTGAAAACAAAGAAATTGCTGAAAAAATTATGAACGGACAAAAAGATGCAGATGAAATCTTTAAGAAAGTATCATATGATGAGTTAAAAGAACAATTAGCTATCTGGTTAGATCCAGAACAAGGTGAGTCTGAATCTGAAACTTCAACAGGATCTGCTACTCCTGCTGCAGCACAACCAACATCGACAAATACTAAAAAAGTCGATGATGTAGGAACTGCATTCGACGAATTATTCAATAACTAAAAGAGGTTATATATGTCAAAAAAGACTACACGTGACGACTTAGCTGATGTTCTAGCTAAAAGTCTTAACAAACAATTTAAAGGATATAAGGTTGCTTACTTCCTGGACGGTTCAGAAGAGACTCCAGCTGATTTAATGGAATGGATCTCGACTGGTTCGGCCATGCTTGATCTAGCAATATCTAACAGAAAATACGGAGGAATACCAGTTGGTAGAATATGCGAATTAACCGGTTTAGAAGCTTCAGGTAAATCATTACTAGCTGGTCACTTACTAGCTGATACACAGAAGAAAGGTGGGTTAGCAGTATTTATCGATACCGAGAATGCTTGTAATGAAGATTTCCTGAGAGCTATTGGTGTTAATGTTGCTGATATGCTCTATATTCAGCTTGATACAGTTGAGGATATATTCGAAGTTATCGAAAATATTACAGCTAAAGTTAGGGAATCTAGTAAAGACCGGATGGTAACCATAGTAGTAGATTCAGTAGCTGCAGCAACTACGCGAGTTGAGCAAGAAGCTGATTATAGTAAAGATGGTTGGGCTACTAGTAAAGCAATCGTATTATCAAAAGCGATGAGAAAAATTACTCAAATGATTGGTAGGCAAAAGGTAACTCTTGTGTTTACTAATCAATTAAGAGTAAAACTTGGAGCAATGTTTGGTGATCCATACACTACATCAGGTGGAAAAGCTTTAGGGTTTCATGCCTCATGTAGGTTGCGGTTACAAGCTGCAGGTCAAATCAAAGCAAAAGTAGATGGTAAAGATCAGGTAATTGGTATTAAAACCAAAGCTAAAATAATCAAGAATAGAATGGGACCACCGTTAAGGGTGGCTGAATTCGATATTTTCTTTGATAGTGGAGTAGATAATTTTGGTGGATGGTTGACAGCTTTAAAAAATCATAAATTAATAGTTCAAGGTGGTTCATGGTACACATATACTGATAGTGCAGGTAAAGCTCATAAATTCTTATCAAAGGATTGGAATGCATTACTCGAAGGTGATGATGAATTACGTGATGAAATATATAATAAGATTTGTGATGCTACTATTATGGAATACAAGACTGATAATCTAGGTATCGATGATATCGAATTATCAACTGAAGCAATTCCAGAATAGAATGAGTAAAAACAAATACTTTTCAATACTTGATTCATTAACTGAAACAAACTCAAAGCCAGCAGAACTCAATGATAGAATTCTGCTGGTGGATGGGTTAAATACCTTTATACGAGCATGGACTACATCACCAGTAACAAATGATGACGGTGTACATGTAGGTGGTATAACAGGCTCTCTTTTATCTATAGGATACGCTATAAAAAATATTAAACCAACAAGAGTAATACTTTGCTGGGATGGTAGAGGTGGTAGTCAGAGACGTAGGAAGCTATTCCCGGAATATAAAGCGAGTAGGAGGAATAAGGTAAATCTTAATCGTTCATTCCAGGGTGGTATAGATAAAGCTGCTGATAATCAAAATATGAAAATGCAGCTAGGTCGGTTAGTACAGTATGTTAGTAACTTACCTATGTCAACCTTAGCAATAGAAAATATTGAAGCTGATGATTCTATAGCATATGTTTGTAAACAAGTACTACCTGAATCACAGTGTTTTATCATGTCATCAGATAAAGATTTTATTCAGTTAGTAGATGACCGAATCTCTGTATGGAGTCCTACTAAAAAGAAATTATATTTTAAGAATGATGTCGAGGTAGATTACGGTGTACCAGCGCATAACTTTTTATTATATAGAGTATTGACGGGTGATAAATCTGATTGCATACCAGGAATAAAAGGTACAGGTTTAAAGACTTTACAAAAGCGATTACCAGCACTATTCAGTGATAAGGTATTAACGCTAGATGATCTCGTAGATCTAAGTGCAGATTCATCTATAAAAATGTTGCAACAAATAACAGATTCTACCGATCAATTAGAATTAAACTATAAACTTATGCAGTTACATGATGTAGATATATCAGGTAATTCCAAAGAGATTATACGTAATGTTATTAACGGTGAACTTACGAGGTTAAATAAAACTAACTTTAAACTCTTACTTATGGAAGACCGAATGACTAACGGTATAAAGAATCTAGATTTTTGGATACGAGAAGTTTTTACAACTTTAGATGCACTATCATCTACTAAATAAGTTGGAATTCTCAATTAATTTTATTATATTAACTATATGACAGATACATTTAGCAAGTACGGATATTCATTTCAGATTAAACTGATAGCTGCTCTTTTTAAGGATAGATTATTCTTACAGCAGATATCTGATATATTGAAACCTGAGTTTATGGAGTCTGAATCTAATCAGTGGATAATAGAAATTATTATTGACTATTTTACAGAATATAGTTCACTTCCTACACTTGAGGTTATGAAGGTAAGATTAGAAGATGTTGATAATGATGTATTAAAAACTACTATAGTTGACACCTTAAAACAAGTTACTAAGCAGTTCGAAGCTGAAGATATAAAATTTATAGAGGAAGAAGCATTAGATTTCTGTAAGAATCAAACCTTAAAAGCTGCAATTATGGAATCAGTCAACCTATTACAACAAGGTGAGTATGACTCTATAAAAGAAAAAATTGATACAGCAATGAAAGCTGGATCTGAGCGAGATATTGGACATAATTATAATATTGATATAGATGATAGGTTTTCTGAGAGTACTAGAAAAACAGTAAAATCAGGTTGGAATGTTATTGATGATCTAATGGATGGAGGTTTAGGGCCAGGTGAATTAGGAGTGTTTGTAGCACCTGCAGGAATTGGTAAATCATGGGGATTAGTTAATGTAGCAGCTAATGCGGTTAAGAAAGGATTAAATGTCTGCTTTTATACGCTAGAGTTAAGTGCACCATATGTTGGGTTACGATTTGACTCTGTGTTTACAGGTATAGCTGCTCAAAATTTAAAATACCATATCGATGAAGTGAAAGAGTGTGTTGAGAAGTTAGAAGGTAATTTAATAGTAAAATACTATCCAACTAAATCCGCAACAGTTAATACGATTAAAGCTCATATAGATAGGTGTCATATGCAAGGATATAAGCCTGATGTAATAGTAGTAGATTATGCAGATCTTCTAAGAGGTAATGGAAAGGAAGTAAGGCATGAGCTAGGAAATATCTATGAAGATTTAAGAGGGTTAGCTGGTGAGTATGAGATACCTGTTTGGACAGCATCTCAAGCTAATAGATCAGCTTTAGAAGATGATGTTATTGGAGCAGAAAAGATTGCAGAATCATACAGTAAAATTATGACAGCAGACTTTGTATTATCACTATCCAGAAAAATTGAAGATAAAGTAGCAGGTACAGGTAGATGGCACGTTATTAAGAATAGATTTGGACCTGATGGAATTACATTTCCGAGTAAAATGAATACATCAAATGGTCAGATTGATATATATGAAGGTGATTCAGTTCAAGGTAAAGATGCACAGAAGCAGATGGATAACGGTGAAGAATCAAAGCGTAAATATTTACAAAATAAATTTAAAGAGTTGAGTGTAGGCTCAAGATAGTAGCCTAATTATTAAGACACTCAGATGAACTCTAATAGGTTCATCTTTTTTATCTTACACAGAATATAACAAATAAAGGGAACAAAAATGGAAATATCATCTAAAATATTATCAGACATAACAGTCTATATGAAGTATGCAAAATACTTACCAGAAGTGAATCGGAGAGAGACTTGGGCTGAGTTGGTAACACGTAATAAAGAAATGCATATAAAATCATATCCCGATCTTAAGGATCAAATTGATAGTGCATATGAATATGTATATGATAAAAAGGTATTACCATCAATGAGGTCAATGCAGTTTGGTGGTAAACCTATTGAAGTAGCTCCCAACAGAATATATAACTGTGCGTTTATGCCAGTTGATCATATTGACTCATTTGCTGAATGCATGTTTCTATTACTAGGAGGTACTGGAGTAGGATTTTCAGTTCAAAAACATCACGTTGCTAAACTACCTATTATATCTAAACCATGGCCAAAAAGGAAACGAAGATTTTTAATTGGCGATTCTATAGAAGGATGGGCAGATGCGGTAAAAGTTCTAATGAAATCATATATGAATGGTGGTGGTTCAAGAGTAGAGTTTGATTATTCCGATATTAGACCTAAAGGTGCAATGTTAGTTACGTCTGGTGGTAAAGCACCTGGACCACAGCCGCTAAAAGAATGCTTACTTAAGATAGAAGGTATGCTAATAGAGAAAGAGAATGGTACACATTTAACTACTTTAGAAGCTCATGATATTATATGCCATATAGCTGATGCAGTTCTAGCTGGTGGTATTAGACGTGCAGCATTAATTAGTTTATTTAATGCAGATGATGATGAAATGATTGGTTGTAAGTCTGGTAACTGGTGGGAAACTAACCCGCAGAGAGGTAGAGCAAACAACTCAGCTTGCTTAATGCGACATAAAATTACTAAAGAGTTCTTTATGGACTTGTGGAAAAGGGTAGAACTATCTGGTGCTGGTGAACCTGGAATTTATCTGAATAATGATAAGGATTGGGGAACTAATCCGTGTTGTGAAATTGCTTTAAGACCTAACCAATTTTGTAATCTATGTGAAGTAAATGCAAGTGATATAGAATCACAAGAAGACTTAAATGAACGTGTTAAAGCTGCTGCGTTTATAGGTACCATGCAAGCAGGTTATACAAACTTTCACTATTTACGACCTATATGGCAAGAAACGACAGAGAAGGATGCATTAATTGGTGTATCTATGACTGGAATTGGGTCTGGTGTTGTTCTTGGATATGATATGAAAAAAGCTGCAAGTATAGTAAAACGAGAAAATACTAGAGTAGCAAAATTGATAGGAATTAATCCTTCTGCAAGATGTACTACTGTAAAACCAGCAGGAACAACATCCTTAACACTTGGCACCTCATCAGGTATACATGCATGGCATAATGATTATTATATACGAAGAATTCGAGTTGGTAAAAATGAGTCAATATACAATTACTTAATTAATAACCACCCAGAATTAGTACAAGATGAGTATTTTAGACCACATGATACAGCAGTAATTGAGATACCTCAAAAAGCACCTCACGGAGCTATACTAAGAACTGAATCACCTTTTCAGTTATTAGAAAGAGTTAAGAAGGTAGCAAATGAGTGGGTAAAGTCAGGTCATAGAAAAGGTTCAAATTCTCATAACGTATCTGCAACTATTAGTTTAAAGGATGCAGATTGGGATCTAGCTGGTGAGTGGATGTGGGAAAATAGAAACGATTATAATGGTTTAGCAGTATTACCGTATAATGGTGGTACCTACACTCAAGCACCGTTTGAAGATATTACTGAAGAAAAGTATATAGAGATGATGAAATCTTTAACGAGTGTTAACTTATCAATGATAGTTGAATTAGAGGATGATACGAATTTAACTGGTGAGTTAGCATGTGCTGGAGGAAGTTGCGAGATTAGTTAAAAGTTAAATAGTTGTTTAATTGAAAAATATTTCTTATATTATATATAAATAAGAGTAAAGTTATGATGATATCACATGAATGCCCTAAGGCATTATTTAAAAAAAGTATAGAGTTTAATGATTACGATTATGCACTAGTGCATTTATTTGATCAAGACCCTGAGTACCTTGCATTCTATAAAGAGTGTGTAAAACAAGGTAGACATGTACTTCTAGACAATAGTATATTCGAACTAGGTACAGCATATGATAACGATTCATTTGCAAAATGGGTAGAAGAGCTAAAACCTACAGAGTATATTATACCTGATGTGCTAGAGGATTCTGGTAAAACTATCCAACAAGCCAAGGAGTGGATGAAAAAGTATTCACACCTCCCAGGTAAAAAAATTGGAGTAGTTCAAGGAAAAAATTATTATGATATTGTTGATTGTTATAAATACTTGGATGGTATTGGTGTTGATAAGATAGCGATATCATTTGATTACTCATACTTTGAAGATATTATTCGAAATTCAAATAAGTATATATCTTGGATGCTAGGTAGAGCAACATTATTAAGTAGATTGCTCGATGATGGTATAATAAATACAAACAAACCTCACCACTTATTAGGGTGTGGATTACCACAAGAGTTTGCATTGTATAGAGATTATGATTGGATTGAATCATTAGATACAAGTAACCCTATAGTTCATGGAATATTAGGTATTAAATATGACCATAGTGGATTACAAACTAAAGAATCTATTAAACTTATCGAGTTACTAGATAGCAACATTAGCACGCAGCAATTATATGATATCAATCATAATATTAATTACTTTAGATCTTACGTGAATGGTTAAAAACTGGATAGCGTTATTTAGTCAGAGTGGGTCTGAGATATTTGATATAAGTGAACAAATTGGTATAAAGCCGAATCTAGTTATTACTAATTCACGTCCTGATCATTTACGTATAATAGATGATAGAGTCAATTCACATATAATGCATGAAACTGCAAATTACCCTTTAGATCAAACTCTGCAAAGTATATTCAAACAATACTCAGAAGATAGTGAATTAATTATCACACTACATGGTTGGTTACGTATAATGCCACCTTCAATATGTGAGAATTTCGAGATATACAATGGTCACCCAGGACTTATAACAAAGTATCCAGAGCTGAAGGGTAAAGATCCACAAATAAAAACAATTGACGGGGATTATGATACTATGGGGTGTGTGATACATGAAGTAACAGCTGGAGTCGATGAAGGTAAAGTTTTATCTAGTAAAGAAGTTTCACGAAAAGGGTTGGTAGGTAAAGATATTTTTCGTATATTAAGTAATACATCGCAAGAGTTATGGATAGACTTCTTAAAAAATAAATTATGAAAATAGCATTCACAGGCGCACAAAGTACAGGTAAAACTACTCTACTAAATAGATTGAAGCACGATCCTATGTTTAATTTAGAGTTTGATTTCAGAGATGAGATAACTCGACGTATGCAAAGGAAAGGTTTATCAATAAATGAAGGTGGTAATGATATTACTCAATTACTAATAATGAATAGTCATATAAAAAATACACTTATCGATAATGTTATTATGGATAGATGTGCGTTAGATGGCTTAGTATACACTGATTGGATGTCTAGAAAAGGTAAAGTTCAGCAATGGGTACTACAATACGCAGATAATGTATTTAAGATGTTAATAGATAGGTATGATCATATATTTTATCTAGTACCTGAGTTTGATATTGAAGATGATGGTGTTAGGAGTACGGATATTAAGTTTAGAAATGAAATAGTTATTTTATTTGAAAAATATATTAAAGCATTGAATATACCTGTAATTAAATTAACAGGAACAGTAGAGCAAAGGTTAAACAAAATAAAGGAGACAGTAAATGAGTAAAGAAGTAGTAGAAATAGCAGGTAAGCATTTAGGAACAATAAGTGCGTATTCAGATAAATATGATGCTGAATTATTATTAAAGATTCCAAGAAATCTCAATAGAGAAGCGTATGATATTGATGAGAATAATCTACCATTCGTAGGATATGATGTATGGAATGCATATGAAGTATCAGCTATAACAGAAAAAGGTAGACCAGTTACAGGTTTATTAAAGATTAGTTATCCATGTGATTCAAAATACCACGTTGAGTCTAAAAGTATTAAGTTATATTTGAATTCATTTAACATGCATAAAGTTGGTGCAACAGAAGAAGAGTGCGTAACATCAATTGAAGAAATAGCAAGTCATGATCTAAGTACTTTATTAGAATGTGAGGTTAAATGTAAACTACATAGAACAGTAGATTATGGAGCATTTAGTGAAAATAATCATATACCTTTCCAAGGGTTTGTAAATATAGAAAATCTTACGGATTTAGATAAGTTAGAGTTTGATACATATAAGTCTGATGCATCTCAATTAGAAGTTGTTGACTCAAAAGATGGTGAGATTACATTAATGCATTCAGATCTATTAAGATCTAATTGCAGGGTTACAAATCAACCTGATTGGGGTGACATATATATTTGTATTGATGGTGATAAAACTATTACAGCAGAATCGCTAGCAAAGTATATAGTATCTCATAGACAGGTATCACATTTTCATGAAGAGATTTGTGAGATGGTATTTAAGCATATATATGATGCAGTTAAACCTGAAGGATTAATGGTTGCATGTTTGTATACTAGAAGAGGTGGTATAGATATTAATCCAATTCGAGCAACTCATAAAAGTTTATTTGAAACTGAGTTTATATCTCCAGAATTTATTAACGAAAAAACATTGAGACAATAATATGAAAAAGCAAGCAGTATTATCACTATCAGGTGGAATGGATTCAAGCACAGTATTACTAAATCTATTATCAAATGATTATGAAGTAGTAGCATTAAGCTTTGACTACGGTCAAAAGCATAGTGTTGAACTAGAAAGAGCATCTGAATTAATTGAGTATCTAGATAAAGCTGGATATCCAGTTAAATATCAACGCATTACATTACAAGGGCTAGTAGGGTTGCTAGATTCAGCACTTGTAAAAGGTGGTGATGATGTTCCAGAAGGGCATTATGAAGAAGATAACATGAAAGATACAGTTGTACCTAATAGGAATAAAATATTTTCATCTCTAATTCAA